GATGAATGAGATGAATGAGATGAATGAGATGAATGAGATGAATGAGATGAATGAGATGAATGAGATGAATGAGATGAATGAGATGAATGAGATGAATGAGATGATGATTCTCTATCATCTACATACATATCTATCGTGAACATTCCTTTTTTTATGTTTTTATGAAACCATTCTTCCCTTTTAAAATCATCATAGTCTTCCGAAATATCATAATTAAATTCTTTTTTAATACCATTTACTGAACCATAAAATAAAGGAAATGATGGATTCTTATCATTATATGTTATCTCTGAACAAATATATGAAAAGAATGTATCAATATAGGCTGTATTATTCATATTATTTATTTTATTCGTAGTATTGAAATTATAACATGAAGGTAATAATGGATTTCTATGGATATTAGTATTATAATTATCCATCATAAAATGGATAGGGTCTAATAAAGGTATGCTTTTACAGAAAATCTCTTCTTCATATGAATTATTATTTTTAAGATCATGTATTTTTGCTTTTAAAAAGGAATTTGAGGTATAGTGATTACAATTAGAGGCTTCATTTAAATCTTTTAAAATATAGTTCCTTTTAAGATCAAAATATTTATGTGAATTCTTTGTATTATGGATATGGAAATATAAAGAAAAATAAGGTTGATAAATTTGGATCTCTATAAGATTTAATATTTCATAGCATTTTTTCTTTAGAAACAAGAAATCTTCTTTATCCCATTTATAATGTTGGATTCTTTCCATAATTAGAGATTTATTACACTTTATTTTACAATAATAAACTTAACCCAGAAAGTTTAAATTTTTAAATAAAATATTTAACTAACTATATAGTAAATTATGGAACTTCAGTTAAAAAAATTCGACATTACAAAAATAAAAGATGATAAAGTTGTGGTTTTAATAGGAAAGAGGGATACGGGTAAGTCTTTTTTATGTAAAGATATTCTATATTATCATAATGATATCCCAGTTGGACAAGTAATATCTGGAACAGAAGGGGCAAACCAGTTTTATAGTCAAATAGTTCCTAAATTATTTATTCATGACGAATTTAATACTAATATTGTTCAAAATATGTTAAAAAGACAAAAATTAATGATAGGGAAACTAAATGGTGGTGAAAAGGTTGATCCAAGGGCATTTTTAATACTGGATGATTGTTTGTATGACAATACTTGGGCAAAAGATAAATATATGAGGTCGGTATTTATGAATGGACGTCATTATAAATTATTATTCATGTTAACTATGCAATATGCTTTGGGAATACCACCCAATTTAAGGACAAATATTGATTATATATTTATTCTTAGAGAAAATTATGTTAGTAATCGGAAAAGATTGTATGAACATTACGCAGGTATGTTTCCGACATTTGAGATGTTTTGTCAAGTAATGGATCAATGTACCGAAGATTATGAATGTCTTGTAATTAATAATAATGCGAAATCAAATAAGTTAACAGATCAAGTATTCTGGTATAAAGCAGATCCTCATCCTGAATTTAGAATTGGCGCAGATTCATACTGGGAATATTCAAAAAATAATTATACAGACGAGGCGGTTATTGATGAAGGTCAATTTAGTGGTAAGAGAAAAGTCCCTATTGTGGTTAATAAATTATATTAGGGGAAAAACTCTAATACTGAATCGTTTTAGCAGCAGATAAGAAACCAGCCTTTGTTCTATCTTTAACATTTAATAATTCTTTAGATACTTCTTTTCCATTTTCGAATTTCCCAACAACAAATGTTGGGAAACCTTTTACCATCTCTTTAAAGTTTTTAAAATCAGAGCTTTTATCTTCAATCAATGTGAATTCTACGGGGGTTCCCATAGAAGTTGTTACACCCGATTCATTCATAGCTTCCTTGAATGGACCTAATGCTTTCTTTGACCATCCGCACCAATCTCCGTATACCATGTATACTTTAACTGATTTAGTAGATCCAGATGGTCCTTGAACGGGTTGTTGTCCAGTAACATTGAATAAACCATCCGAAACAGGTTGTTTTTGAGTAGGAGGTCCTTGAGGGGTAGGTTGTTTTTGAGTAGGAGGTCCTTGAGGGGTAGGTTGTTTTTGACCGATTAGACTGGGAAGACCCCCTTTTGCAGAAGGATCAAATGCATCCATGGATGCATTTATCGGTGCGCCTTGTAAATGTTGATCGGAAAAAAATACAAATGATTTAGGCGGTTTAATACTCGCTTTCCCGAAACTTAGATTTGTTGTATAATCTTGCTGCATAGATGGTGGAACATTAAATCCATAACTTCCTGTATCAGAAGAAGCCAATAAGGTTGATCCGGGATTATATCCACTTACCTGACCAGGTGCCTTGGGATCGGGCACTCCACCTGGTGCAACCATTTGTTTTAATTTACCTACATCTTCTTTAACTCCCGTTTCGTCTTTATTACCATTGCCATTGCCATTGCCATTACCATTACCATTACCATTACCATTGCCATTACCATTGCCATTGCCATTACCATTACCATTACCATTACCATTACCATTACCATTACCATTACCATTACCATTGCCATTGCCATTGAAGAATTTCTCAACATTTTTACTGGTGCATTGAGCAATAATAAGCAAAAAGCCAAGAACTAACAATAATCCATAGATATCTTTCATTTTATATTATAAATTATATTTTTTTTATGAAAAAATATAATTAATTAATTTTTATAATGAATGAATGAATGAATGGATTTTATAAATGGATTTTATAAAAACTTTAAATCTTCTAATTTCCAATATTCAAAATGATCATGCATGGGTCTTTTTATGATAAATGGTATTTTATTCTGCTTTAATTCTTCCATAGCTATTTCATATACGGAAGCGTATGATTTAGGATTTTTTAAAAGAGAAACTGCTCCATCAGCCAATTGTTGAGCTCTCTCTGATATAATCCGTGTTTTTTCATATTTATTTAAGAATGGAGATGTCATATAATTTTTTTTCATTTCTTTATAATTCGTATTAAAATTGTTGAAGTCTTCTGGTTGTTGAAATATAGAAGGTTCAGATTTTACATTTAAATCATCATTATCTTCGTCTGAGAAGGACTGATAGTTTTCATCTTCCATTATTTATATTATTATTATTATTATTTATATTATTATTATTTATATTATTTATTTATTTATTTATTAAATATTATTTTCAAATTTTAAATTAATCATTCATTCTTCCATTTCTGATTACAATACTTACACACGTATAAGTATTTAAGATTCTCATAATCATATTTAATGTAAATTACATCAGCAGGCTTATTCTCTTTAATAGACGAACATTCTTGATTTACACATTTTATATTAGGATTATTTTTGATACTTGGTAAAGTTACATCATAAATAAGGTTTTCATTCTTATTAATCGTTTCACTTAAATCAATATTAAACTCATTACTATAAATACATTTACATTCGGAGTAATCTTTCTTATTTCCACATACTTTACATCCCAAATATAATGTATTGTTTTCTTCGTTTGAATAAATATAGAGTAAATTGTCACAATTCTCGCAGAAATTTACTTCCATTCTAAGTATGTATTTTATTTTATTTTTAAATAAAATATTCAAATTTGAAAAAAAGCATAGTATTTAATATTTTAAAGTGAATTAAACAATGGAAAACCTAAATGTATCAACAATTACAGCAGTTTCTAAGATTTCAAGTAATATGGATTTAAAGGCGATCTATGATAACATTCCTATCAATGATTATATTCCATTTATTGAATATGGTCATGGATTTGAACCCCGAGGATTTTCAAAAAAATTATTAAAGAAAACCAGGAAAAAAAAAGTCAGGAAAATTTTCTATAATCAGTCAACGATACACGTTGTTCATGATAATAAGATTGTAAATGTGAAGCTATTTAATAATGGGAAGCTTCAACTAACTGGTCTTAAAAACGAGGAAAGGGGTAAACATTTAATAGAAGAATTAATTGTTTATTTTAAAAAATATAGTATTCTTGGAGAAGATGTCAGTATTCTAGAATATAAAATTGTTCTTATTAATAGTGATTTTGATTTAGGAATTGAAGTAAATCGGGAAGTATTACATCGTGAAATAATTAATGCTGATTTATATTCTTCCTACGAACCTTGTATTTATCCAGGCGTAAATATTAAGTATTTCATTAATGAAAATATTTCAAATGGTATTTGTAATTGTAGCTTACTATGTGATGGAAAGGGGAGGGCTGATGGTGATGGAGAATGTAAAAAAGTTACGGTTGCAGTATTTAAAAGTGGGAAAACCATAATTACGGGAGGTCAAAATAGACATCAACTGGTTGAGGCATATAATTTCATTACAACTTTTGTTAATGAAAGAAAAGAATTATTTGTGTTAGAATAAGTTTTTGTGTCAGAATAAGTATTAGTGTATTTTTAGATACTTATAGTTGGAAAAAAAAAAAATAATTATAATAGTAAATGGGCAAAGCATTACTATTTTTTTCTATAGTAGCCATAATATACATTATATATCAATTATTATTAAATGAACCTAAACCTAAGCATAATTCATTTAAAAAACCAGAACATCGTTTAATTAAATTATTAAATAATATTTCTTCGGCAGATAAAGTAATTTTAAAAAACGTTACTGAAAAATGGAGTCTAAATAAGAATTTAATTGATAATAATCTCAAACAAAAGGTCACGGATATTATTAAGAAAATATTAAATGGTATTAATGAAATTTCAGAAGAGGAATTTTTTATGGAATCAATCGATAATTTATATCTCATGAAAGATAAAGATGGAAATTTTAGATGTATTGTAAATGCATTTATGTATGATGTCTATAATTACCATACTATCAAGATTGTTTTTGATATTACAAGTATCCGTGGTATAGAATATATTAATATGATTGACATTGATCAGAGTTCTCTTAATAACATATTAAATAGATATGATGTCCGTTGGAAATCACAGGGAATCCTAACAAAATATAACATGTTCGACGAGGATGTTCAAAAATTATTAGACAATCATTATGAAGGAAATCATCGTGTAATCCCCATGAGCAATGATGAATTAACCCCAGATGTAAGTGGTACATTCAATATTAATCAATTAACGAAAATGTATCTCCCCGGAAATGTTCCTGTAAAAGATTCACCGATGTTTTGTAGAAAAACCAAGTTTGCATGGGATTCGAGATCAATTCCAATTTCAACTGATAATGAATGTGTCATGGATCAAACTTCAATACAAAAATACCCTAATACACCCTATAATGCTCCAGGAGTTGTAACTAGGGCGGTTGATGAAAATAGTTTTTCATGGATGAGGGAAAGGAAAAATATAAGTTCATATGATTAAATTACAGGCAGGTATATTTCTCCCCTTATCTTTTAAACATTCTTTTTTTAAGTCTTTCCATGATTCTGGATGATGGTCCACGAAATAAACCTCGTAGACTGATTTATTGATATTTTAAGTATGTGAAATATACCAATAAAGATATTATTAAAGTTCCTAACGCATATTTATGATCTAATTTATTGAAGTAGATTAATGATGCTAAAGGAATACAATGTGTTACTAATTTCACAATTTGTAAACTACATTCGAATTTTTTATCTTTAATAAATATATTATTGAATTCAACTAAAAAATATCCGAATGCTAATATAACCGATGTATAATAAGGATTGATATAATTTAAGAACTTAATATCCAATTTATATCCAATCAACCAGACAATAAATATTTCAATTAAAAGTAAACTGTAATATTTGGATAACATTATAATTAAGAAAATGTTTTTAAAAAAATATATATTATTAATATAAAAATGGGATTAGTTGAAGGATTCACAAATGTTGTTGTTCAAGAACACTCCGAAGGTGAAAAACAAAAATTATATTCAATGATGTTTATTGTAATTCTTATTAAGGTTTCTTTAATCTATGTTGTTTCTGCTTTCCTATGGCCTAAAGTCATGCCTAGTATTCTTCCATCAGTTAATGCTAATCCAGGTTTCATGAACATTCTCGGGTTATCTATAATTATGGGGGTAATACTATAAAATAAAAATATTAAATGTTAAACCATAATATGATTCTTAAAACAGTAATTAATCCAAGGTAATTTTGGTCTTTCTAATTCATAATAATCATACATACGGTAATAATCCTGAATTGATTTTATTCCATTTAAATTGATATATTTATAAAAATAAAACATTATCTCTTCAATATTTCCAACATTCTTATGAATAATAATTTTTTTTCCTATATCAAATAAATGGATTTTTGAAAACCAATTATTTCTTTGACACATGATTAAGTAAATGTATTTTTCCATTAAAGGGTATTTTTCTTTCGGTAAGATATTTTTATGATGTTGATAACAGACACCATAATTAAATAATGATGCTTTGTTCTTACACCTTAATCCATTTTTATTACTACACTTACATCTTTTCTTTGTGCTCTCCCCCGAATAAAAGATTCTTAAATTATCTTCAGGATTCTCATAAGGTTTGTCAATATTATCATTTACCTGACGACATAAGGGACACTCTATAAAAAAATTCAATCCACGATATACTAGTCCTCTATAACATTTAAAATGAAGGCTGTGACCACACGATAAAGTTTTTTTTATATCTTCTTTTAATTGATTATTATTTAAATCATCCAGACATACTGGACACTGGTCGCACATTATTGGTTATAAAACATACTTAAATAAGTAGTATAACCTTTAATTATTAATTTAAAATAAGTTCTTGTGCCGTCTTATCATGTGCCCGACATTTATCATATCCTATTTTACAATTCTTACCACATTCTTTTCCTTTATTACACCCCCTCTTAAGCAAAGCATTACAGGGGACATTATTATATTTCATCACTCCATTTTCATCAGATAATTCTTCAGCCTTCGAAACATGAATACCCACGACTTGTTTTTTAAGACCATTTACGATTGGTAAATAATTGTTTTTTGATCGACAATAAGGACAACCATTACATCTAAGGTTTTTAAATGTTAAGAGTAAACAATTATAATGGTATTTATGATTACATTCTAAAGTATGGCATAACTCGTTGTGGAAATCATCTCCACAAATAGGGCAACAATCTTCCATTTTATTTTGATTTAAATATTATTTACTATATTTATTGAACTCTTAAATGATTTTAAATCATAAAAATTTTTATTATGATAAGGATTTATTAAATGTGAAAAGAAAACAAAAATTTTCTCAAGAATTTACTTTTTCTTCTATAAAATACAATTCTCAAGAATTCTTAATTCAAACACCAGTTTTATTCCTTCCTTTTGGTATCCAGCAATATTCTGTGAATGATTCAAAAAAATATTTAGATCTTTCGTTTCAAAATATAGAAAATGATCAGAATATCCAAGTTTTTTTAGATAATTTAAAAAAAATCCATTCATCTGTAAAGAAAGAATTTCAAGAGTATGCCGTTGATAATTTTATTAAAGAAACAAAGTTCTCACCTTTATTGCGTTTAAAGGTTGATGATAATTGTCTTTTTTTTGATCAAAATAAAAAGTCCTATAAAGATGAACTCCCTAAAACATATGGTTCATTTATTATTCATTTAACAGGGTTATGGTCCATGAATCAAAAAATATGGTTTCAATGGCAACTACTTCAGGCAAAAATAAGAATACCTTTCATTTTAAAAGAATATGCGTTTATTGATGATGAAGAAGATAAAATCATTCTCAATAACCAGATACCACCTCCACCTCCACCTCCACCTCCACCTCCACCTCCACCTCCACCATGTTCTAAATACTCCAGAATGTTAAAATTAGGTATACCTAAAGAAGCGGTTGAACAGAAAAAAAAATTAGATCGTATTAGACCAGAAGACCTACAAAATGTCAAGTTAAAGAAAGGTAAAATGATTGATAAAAAAGTAGACGATAGTTTTACTCCGAGTTTAGATGAAATAAGAAATGCCCTTCAAAGTCTACAAAAAATTAAATAGTTCTTGAAAAAAATATATTATAATATTAAAAATAAATGGCAACAAGAAAAGCAAGAACTGTTCGCAGGTCCAATAAGACCCGCCAACCGCGCAGATCCAATAAGACCCGCCAACCGCGCAGATCCAATAAGACTCGCCAACCGCGCAGATCCAATAAGACTCGCCAACCGCGCAGGTCCAATAAGACTCGCCAACCGCGCAGGTCCAATAAGACTCGCCAACCGCGCAGGTCCAATAAGACTCGCCAACC